CAGGTCAGCTGGAACGACCCGGCGAATCAGTATCAGCAGGCGGTCGAGTATGTGCCCGACGATGACGGCCTCGCGCGCTACGGTGTGGTGAAGGCTCAGATTACGGCGTTCGGTACGACGTCGCAGGGACAGGCACACCGCCTCGGGCTCTGGACGCTGCTCACGAGCCGCTACGAAACGAACACGGTATCGTTTCAGGTCGGCCTCGACGGCACGCTCTCGGCGCCCGGGGAGGTGATCGCTGTTGCAGACTCGAACAAGGCGGGGCGTAGGATAGGCGGACGCGTCCGCTCGATGAGCGGCGCGACGGTGGTGCTCGACAAGGCACCGACGGCCGCAGCCGGCGACACGCTTACCGTCATCATGCCGACAGGCATCGCCCAGAAGCGCACCGTGCAATCGATCGACGGCGACGAGGTCGCAGTTACAGCCGCATTCGATCAGGATGCTGTCGTCGGTGCGGTGTGGATGCTCGAAAGCGCCGATCTCGCGGCTCAGCTGTTCCGCGTCGTCAGCCTCGAAGAAGGCAACGACGATGGCCAGATCACGTACACGATCAACGCGACGCAGTACGAGCCGGGGAAGTACGATGCCATCGACAACGGCGCACAGATTCAGGTGCGCCCGGTCACGGTCATACCGCCGTCTGTTCAGCCCCCCCCGACGAATGTGCGCCTGTCGACGTATTCGGTCATCGACCAGGGCATCGCGAAAACCAATATGGTGATCGCGTGGGATTCTGCCGACAAGGCAGTGAGCTACCTGCCTGAGTGGCGGAAGGATAGCGGCGAATGGGTGCCGGCCAACGAGACGGGCGGCCTGCAAGTCGAGGTGGCAGGCATCTATCAAGGCACATACCTCGCTCGTGTGCGCGCCGAAAATGCGATGGGTGTGACCTCGATCCCAGCGTATTGTAACGACACGCAGCTCACCGGCAAGACAGGCCTCCCGCCGTCGGTTACGTCGCTGACCGCCACGACGCAGGTATTCGCGATCCAGCTCGACTGGACGTTCCCGGCAGACGGGTCGGCTAACGACACGCAGCGCACCGAAATCTGGTACAGCAAAACAGACGACCTCACCACCGCGACGAAGCTGTCCGACTATGCATACCCGCAGTCGCGCGCGAGCCTGATGGGCCTTGCGGCCGGCCAGTCCTTTTTCTTCTGGGCGCGGCTGGTCGACACGTCTGGAAACATAGGGCCGTACTACCCGACGGGATCGGGCGTGAACGGCCAAAGCAGCAGCGACGCCGACGAAATTCTGTCGTACCTCACCGGCCAGATCACGAAGACGCAGTTGGGCGAAGACGTGCTGGCGCCGATCGAACTGATTCCGGATCTGCAGCAGGACGTCGAGGCGAACGCAACCGCGATCACGACCGAGCAGCAAGAGCGCGAAGACGGTGACACGGCGTTGTCGCAGCGCATCGACGAAGTTAGCGCGCAGGTGGTTATTCCTGCCATGGCTGGCGACGATGGCAGCTACGCAGGCTCAACCGAGGTTTATGCCGGCGTGTGGTCCGAGCAGTCTGCGCGCGCGGAAGCCGACCTCGCGCTTGCGCAAAACATCGACACGGTGACTGCGCAGATGACGTCATCGACCTCCTCGCTGTCGGCGTCGATCCAGACCGAGACGCAGGCGCGAATCGACGGACAGTCGGCGCTCGCCGAGCAAATGACGACGGTGCAGGCCGAGGTAGACGACAACTCGGCTGCCGTGCAGACGGTCGCGCAGTCATATGCGGACCTGAACGGTCAGTTGTCGGCGTCGTACACGATCAAAACGCAGATCACGAGTAACGGTCGGACGTACATCGCCGGCATCGGTATTGGCATCGACAACAGCAGCGGCGTCGTCGAGTCGCAGGTTCTTGTCGCGGCGCAGCGCTTCGCGATCCTGGACAACACCGGTTCCGCTGTCTCGTCGCCGTTCGTAGTCCAGGGCGGACAGGTGTTCATCAGCCAGGCGCTCATTGGAACCGGCTGGATTACGAACCTGATGATCGGCGACGTGATCCAGTCGACCGCGGTAGGCGCGAATGGCCAGCCGCGCTGGAGGCTGGACAAAAACGGGACTATCACGCTCAACGGCGCCAACGGTGGAAGCGGGTACATGACGCTCAACGATTCGACGCTGCTTGTCTACGATAACAACAACGTGCTTCGTGTGCGTTTGGGGCTCTGGTGATGGCGGCGGGTCTGCAGATATGGGATGCGAACGGAAACATCGTTCTCGACGCGACGTATCGCGTCTTACGGCCGATTAACTCGGTCGCGCTCAGTAACGGCTCGGGTGGAAGCCTAAGCGATGACAGACTCGCTCAAGGCGGGTGGGTTTCGTTCCAGCCGGGTGTAGCTGTTGGAGAGGGCTATCTGTCTGGCGGCGTAATCGTGCCTCGATTTTCGATTAGCGGCAGCGTGTTGTCGTGGTCGTATGCAGCCAAGCATAGCGCCTCATACGACATCTATCAGGACGGAATCCTGTTTTATGGAGCCAGCTGATGTCAGCGGGTTTTCAGGCTTGGACCGATAGTGGGTTGGTGCAGATCGATGGCACGACCCAGAATTGTGCTCTTCGGCAGACCATCAGCGTGACCACGGCGCCGGGAACCATTGATGCCTTTAAATCAAATGGCGGAACGCAGTATACGTTCTCCGCTAACGTTGCGAACCTCACGATTTCCGCAACCGCACCGCTGATCGCGCTTTACAGCCAAGGCGCATACGCCACGATCCTTCGATGCAAAAACAACAGCGACGGCACATGGTCGGTACAGATCTGGACGAATGTGGCCGCTGCGGTGACTGTGTATATCTTCGACCAGGCTCAGGCCGCAGTGCCTTCCGGCACAGGCTTCGGGCTGCAGGTTTTTGATCAGAATGGCGCGCTGATCGCAGATGCCAGGCAACGGCTCGCTCGCGTTATCGACATGCAGAGCGGCAACATCATGGGTGCTAGCGCCGACTGGGGGCAATGGAATCAGGTCGATCAGCGCACCTATTCGTGGACGTATCCTGGACCGAGCAAAGTTGGTGTGGCCGCGATCGGTACGGCATTTGTCGGTAGCCCTACTGGCGGCGGTACTGCCAGTGATGGTTGGTACAACGTCAGTGCACTGCAGACTGTCGGCAACACCGTCAATTTCAATTACGCCTATTACCAAGTTGGGAGCACCTCTCACCCGGGCGACAACGTGGCCTTCGGGTCGCAGTTTGACTGGCGATTCATGGCAATCGATTTGAGCAATCTATAAGGGGGCAATTCATGCCAATGCAGAAAGACTACGTTACGCCGTCGACGGGCGCGACCGCAAGCTATCACGTGGTGCAAATGGTGACGCTAGACGCGATCAGCAAGAACACCTCTGCCGCCGTCTATTCCTATCTCAGTGCTGATGCCATGGCCGCAGGCAAAGCGCCGATGTACACGCAGCAGATCTCGCTCGGCGATTTGCCGGCGGCCGGTGCCGATGCCTTTACATACGCCGACAAGCAACTCGCAGCGGCGCTGCCGGACGATGTCCCTTCGAATGCGCCGGCGGGACGCTATGCATTCGCAGGAGCCGAGATAGTCGACTGATCCGCGTTTTTCTTCGAGCAACTTTATGGCCGCCACAGAGCGGCCTTTTTTATTTTCAGACGGGGATCACGGATGAATAAAGAGGACCTGGTGGGCCTCGGAAAGGGTGCTGCGCTCGCGATCATCGCCAGCCTACAGATCGTTACTGAGTGGCTACCAACCTTCGTGCTGTGGATTTCGGCGATCTACGGCGTTCTGCATTTGTACGTGTTCGTTCGGGATCGGCTGATTCGTGGGAAGCCCGGGGAGGATGGAGCCGATGTTGAAATTTAATGCACGCCGCCTCACTGCAATAGTCGGCGTAGGTGCATCCGCAGCCCTGTTCTCGCTTACGCCGAAATTCGAGGGCGAAGTGCTGGTCGCGGCTCGCGATCCAGTCGGTGTCGTGACCGCCTGCATGGGCGATACGAAGGACGTGAAGCTCGGGCAGCACTTCACTCATGAAGAGTGCGAGCGACGACTCGAGTCACAACTGATCGAACATGCACAGGGCGTCGACCGATGCACGCCACTCGCGTCTATGACTTGGTATCAGCGGGTCGCTTTCATCGACTTCGCATACAACGCTGGCGTTGGGGCGTATTGCGGATCAACGATGGCGCGGAAGGTGAAGGCGGGCGATTACGCCGGTGCGTGCGCGGAGCTTTCGAGGTGGACATACGCCGGCGGTCATCAGTTGCCGGGCCTCGTGAAACGGCGTGCTACGGAGCGCGCCATGTGCGAAGGAAGGATGCAATGAACGGTTATTGGATCACGGGTCTCGCGGGCAGCCTACTTGGCATCGCGATCGGCGCGGGGGGTGCGTATGTCTATGAGAATCGCGCTGTTCTGGCTGAGCAGGTGTCGCATGCTCACGACAACGAGCAGCACGCCGACGATTTGCTCAACGTCTCGAAAGCCGCGCTCGACGCCGAAAGCCGCGCGATCGATGCTGGCAATAAGGCAGCGTCCGCGGTCGCCGCGGCCGACGCAGCAACCACACAGAAGAAGGAAGATCATGAAACGGACAACCGTAGCTATCGCACTGCTCTCGGTACTGGCGCTGAGCGCGTGCGCGTCGCAGTCAGCAACTGCTCTGCCGCCGGCACCGATGACGTGCCCGGACCTGCCAGCGCCGCCCGCATGGGCGATGGCGGCTCCGCCGTTGCGGACCTCGACCCAGCGGTTGCAGAGCGCGTTTTCGGGGTCGCCGGAGACGACCAGCGAGAAATTGACAAAGTGACGGCGCTGCAGGCCTACATCTGCGCGATACGCCCGACAACGCCCGGCTGTAAGTAGGATGGCTGTAAATTACGTGTAAACTTAATGGTGGCCACTGGCCGACTTAAAACAACAACCGGGGAATAAAAGTGATCAGAACGATTGCAGTGGCGTTTCTCTTTACGCTCGGCATGGCCGCTTGTGGTGGTGGCGGCGACGATGCAGGACCGAAGCCGTTGACGATCTCGATGTATGGCAAGCCGATTGTGTCCAGCTCGGCCACCGCGGTCGCTCATTCGCAGTTCAGTTTTATCTCTGCTGCGGTGGCCGCTGATGCGCCGAATTCCGCTTCCGACGCGCAGGCGACGGTGCAATCGCTCACGGCCGCGCTCGCCGCGCGTGGCGTGACGGCTGACATTACACCGCAAGTCATGAACGCCACGGCGCTCCACGAGATCGTAACGACCAACTACAACGGCAAGTCACCCACGCCGGACCAGTTCAAGACCGATCCCAGTTCATGGCTGATCGTAAATTTCCAGCTTGACGATATGGTGACGCCGGCTTCTGACTCAGCACAGCAGGCCGCCATGAAACAGTTCACGCAGGATCTACTTGTGTTCACGCAGTGGGCTGCGGTGGCCGGAAAGGCCGTGTGGGTAGTCGAGCCGATCCTTACGTGCGATACGCAATATTCAGCGTCGTTCGGGCTTCTGACTGCGGAGCAAGAGGCATTCAGCGACGGGGCGCCGTTGCATTTCATCGGACAGGTGCCGTTGTCCATTCTCTGGCCGGGCAATGGTGGTGCGCCAAGCGCCGCCGATGGACAGAGCCTCTCGCATCTCGGCGCCGATTGCCGAACGCCTGATGACTATCTGAACAACGCTCTCCTCAACTCGATAGCAGACCAGATCGCGAGCGTCTACAAGGAATCGGGTGGCGCGAGCGCGGCGAGCGATACTTCGGGCGCATCCACCCCGGCAGCATCGCAGTAGAAATCGCTGGCCAATGCACGGGGCACGCGCCCGTCAGCGCTTGGGTTTTGTTTTCCTCCAATCGTCGAGTCGATGCATTGCCTCATCGATCGCCTCCGCCTGTCTAGGCGTCGGCCGGTCAGTCAAGCACGGCTCGGCGTCAAGCTCCCTCTCAAAGCACTCCCAAACTGATCCTGACACGGCGTGCGCGCCTCTCGGTCCGATCATGCGCCGGACTTGATCCGCCCGTCGGATAGTCGCGCGCAGCCGATGGATCTCCCACAGCAATTCAAGAACGACCGGGCTCGGATGGTCGTCCCATCCATGTCACCGGCTGCGTTGTGTTTCGACCGTAAACGCCGTCTAATATCGCAACGAAGAAGTAGGCTGCATGCGGGTTCTAGCTGCGTAAAAAATATGCAGGCATTAGACGCCATGAACCGGAAGGCGCGCGGGGCGATGGTTTCAGGCGAGTGAAGTCCCGCATGGGGTGCAGGTGGTCGGAGGTTCAAATCCTCTCGCCCCGACCAAGGAAAATCAAGGGCTTACAGATCAGCGGTCTGTAAGCCCTTTTTCGTTTCCGATTTTTACCCCACTTTTTACCCCACCCGTCGCTGCGGCGCCTGCCGTTCAACGATGAAGCTGAATCAAATTTAAACCGGATGTACTTCGGTTGGAGAGCGCTTACCTGCGCGCTATATCGGTTGGTAACGCGGTTCGGGGGCCCTGGGGGCCGCCTAATGTGGCCGCCAAAGTTCAGTATGGAAATTTCTCATGCAGCGGGGCGTTTTACATGCTGCGCCTATAGGCATCCCGGATCAGTTGCTCCACTACAGCCGTCATTGTTTGACCGTGCAGCGTTGTTAGATGATTCAGTTGACTCTGGACCTCA